CCAGAAGATAACAAATTAGCATAATCGCTATGGTCTTCAGGAAAACCTAGACCTCTTAACCAACCAAATATCTCTTCATAGTTCTCTAACTTTTCGTCTATCATAAATGTAAGTACTAAATCTCCAAAGTCAAGTTTAGTTCCAGGCAAAGGTATATCTCTCAATGGAGTTACCTGTGTTGCATTGGTCATTTGTAGGCTTGGGATATTAACTTCTGTACAAAAGTATTCTACCTTTGGAAGCTTTATGATATTAAACTTAAATTGCGTTGGTGACGCATAATCAAGTTGTGTTGGTTGTCGTGTTATTGCGTTTGTACTTGTCATACTACTATTTATAAGACCTAATAAACCCCTAGCAAACTGAATTACTAGGGGTCATAATTATACTAGTTTTTCTGCTATTTTAATCTCTTCATCACTTGCATAATCTCTATCCCATTTGTCTAAATGTTTTTTCATAAACTTATTAAACAATGGTGGTATTAACGCAATTGTGAAAAGTGTAAAGTAACCGACACCAGTATTAGGAGCACCAACATCATCAAGTTCCCAGAAGTGTGTTTCACCTCTATCGTGGTGGTCTGCTTGACGACCAATTTCTATAAAGAACCAACTTGTAAATAATGTTGAGTTATCCCAGTTATGGCGATAATCTATCGGTTGATTTTTTACTCTTATTAAACCGTAGTGTTCTAGGTAGTTCAATGCTTCTAACTCAAAGTTTGAGATAACCCACATTGTTGCCAATACAGCAATACCTGTCCAACCACCTGCTAAAAAGAATAAACTTACAATAGGTACAGACATAAGATATCCTCTTATCCATCTGTTATCAAAACTGATAAAAGATTTACCTACTCTACTTAATCTTGCTTTCTCCATTTCAAAAAGAAACTTTGATTGACCAAGATAAGACAATAGATAATGTCCGTATATTGTGCGACCACGAGGTGCAGTCGCTGGGTCATCTTCACTTGCAAGTTCTAAATGATGATTATAACAATGAGCATAGCAAAAATGTGCTGACCCACTTAACGCCATCATCCATCTACTTACTACAAAAGACCAACCTTTTGTGTGCGATAGTTCGTGTCCATATATAATACCGATACCTAAAAAGATACCAGCAGATAATGTTGTACCAACTAACTCTACGCCACTTACTCCATTAAAGATTTTGTAAGCAACAACTAATTGTAGGATTAAGAAAACAGGTAACATTAAATACATAACGCTGTTTTGCAACCACGCAATACCTAATGTATCTCCATTCCCATCAACCCCAGCACCTTTAGTTTGTTTTGTGATTAATGTATCTATTATTATTCCAAGACCTAATAATGCAACACCAGTCCACGCAAATAGACCACCTATGTGGATACCGTAAGCAGTTGTGATGATTAATATTGGTGCAATGAAATAACGAATATTTGTTAAGAGTTTTAACATAATATCCTCCGACTATTACTAGTCATTAATTGCATAGTGATAAGTCTTTTATCACTCTAATATTATTTATAACATAAAGATGTTTTCGTGTCAAGTATTTGATGTATATAATAAAATCTGAATATACTAATATTATAATTTGGGCTAAAAAAAAGGCGACTTTGACATCGCCTTTTTTCGTAAGATTGTCTACTATACAATCGTTATTTGCAATTACGCAAGGTTAACGATTTGTACTTTTCTGTAGTATCTGTTTGAGTTCGCAGAACCAGCACCGTTAACAACAGCTGCATCGCCAGAACCAGCTTCAGCAAAAGGATTTGCTTGTAAGCCGTATCTAGTTTTGAAACCGATTTTCGGTTGGAAAGTGTCCTGACCAACTGCTCTAACCATTTGTAATGGCACATAAGGGCAGTAGAACATACCAGCGTCATAAGGTGAAGTACCTTTATAACCAACAACATAAAATTGTTTGCTTGCTTGGTTTGCACTATACGGGTCAATGTACACTTTAAATCTGCCGTTTAATACTCCAGCAAAAGTGTTTCCTGTATCGTCAACAGATAAATTGTTGTTCAATGCAGGTGTATAGTCTAAAACACCAGCCATTTGTAATGCACTAGCAACATCAGAAGAACAGATAATTACATTACCTTTTCCTCTTCTTGTTCTTTGTGCGATAGCGTTAGCGTCTCTTTCTAATTGGAACATAAGTCCTTTAAATCTTTCAACAGACCATCTACCGTTTGAGTCAGTATCTAAATCAAAGATACCAGCAGCAGTTGTGTCAGTTTGAGCACCTTTTTCTGAATTAACATAGATAGTTCTTACAACTTCTCTATTAATTTCAGCAAGGATTTCAGCAGAAAGAATATTCGCTAATTCAGACTCAGCGTCTAAACCGTGAATTGCTTTAAGGTCTTGTGCAAGTTCCATTGTGTACTCGGCTTTAAGAGCTCTTGACTTAGCAGTTACCGTTGACTTCTCAATTGAGAATGCCATTTCAGCAAAACTATTGTTCGCAGAGTCTCCTAATGCTTCTGCTGTCGCAGTAGCCATTCCACCTTCAGCAGTGTATGCCCCAGGTGATGAGTCGTTAAGTACAGCAGGATTTGTTTCTCCAGCAGATGATGTTCCGGCAGAACCAGGTACATTCGCTGTAGTTTTCGCAGCTGAGAATTGTGATTCAGCTTCGTCAAATAATGCTTCAGTTCCGTTTTGAGCCTTAAATCTGCTTCTCATTGCAAAGATAAGTCCAGTTGGACCAGACATTGGTTGAACGCCGGCAATATCGTAAGCGATAAGGTTCGGCATAGCTCTTCTAACTAAACTAATTAGGATTGGATCCCAGTTAGCAATAGATGAACCAGTAGCGTTAGTAGGCGCAGTTTCAGTCATAAACTGAGCGTCTTCTTTTAGTGCTTTCTCTTGGTTTTCAAGGATAACACTGGTAACAGCTCGTTTATAAGTATCCGTGATTTTTGGTAAATCAGGATGCTCTAATACTGGCTGCCACTTTTTTTGGTAGTTTTCAGATAAGTACATATCTTGTTCCTCTCTCCTATTATTATTTTATTAACTTGAACATTAAAGTTTCAAGTCTTTTGTTTTACTAATAGCGGTAGTATAAGCAGCCATTGCATTAGATAAATCTTGTGTAGAATCTACACCGCCATTATCAGCTACCGCATTATCTACTTCGCTGTCAGAATTAGCTTCTTTTTTAGCACCAAAATAACTTTCTTTGATAGTAGTTACCTTGTTTCTAAAATCTTCACCGTTTGAAAATTCAACCGCTTCAGTTAGTTTAGCAAATTTCTCTTTAGAGACATCTGTTAAATCCGAAGCAACATCAGCTAAAATGTCAGATTTTTCAAGTAAGTTAGTCTTACTATTCAATTCAACATTTTTCGCAATCTGTTCGTTAAGTTTAGTTTCTAACGATTCGATTTTTGAAGCTTGGTCTTCTAACACATCATATTTTTCATCAGGTACATCTATATAGTGGTCTTCAAAAAGTTTTTTCAGACCAGAAATAAAGTCCTCAGCAATTTCGCCCTTGATACCTTTTTCAATAGCAAGTTCGTTTTCTTTCATCCACTCGTTGACAACATAGTTCAAATAATTGTCTACCTTCTCAACTAGTTCAGATTTAGCTTTAGAGCTTTCTTCTTCAAATTTCTTATTATAGTCTACTTCCATTTCTTCAGCAATTTCTTTTACTTTACTAGTAATTGCAGCTTCAAAAATAGTAGCAGCCTTTGTTTTAAATTCTTCGGACAAGTCTGATTCACCAGAGGTCAAAGCGTCAATGTGTTCTTTTACATCAATGTCTTTAGCTTTCTGGTCAGTAGATTCCTCAGATTTTTCAGCAGATTTAGCGTCTTTAGTTTCAGCTTCAGATTCTTTTTTCATCTTATAGCCTTCTTCTTTTGACTCTTTATCTTTCTTTTTATCTAGGAATTTTTTCAGACCGTCAGGCATTTCTCCCTCGGAAATCTTCTCGCCTTCAGAATCAGTTTCTTCCTTCTTTACAGAAGGCATTGGATCCGCACTACCAGAATTTTTCTGTTGAGCGTCACCTGAAACTTCTTTAACTTTTTTAGTTGCGTCTGGATTACTATCTGTAGGTTTTACTACAGCAGCACCTAAATCTTCAGCACTATTAGATAGTGGTGAAGTTTCAGCAGCTACAGCGTTCTTTTTAGGAGCGTCTGGAGCCGTCATTTCTACAACCTGTTTTTCTGTCTCGGCCATATTGAAGTTCTCCTTATTTCTTTTAAAAAAAATAATTATTTTCTTGTTTTGTTATAAGATATTTATAATATTACAATCCTTTAAGGAACTTACTAAATACCTCTGCTTTTGCTTCGGCAAGTTTTAGTCTTTTTGCTTCCTTAATGTATTGTTTATACTCTTCAATATCTCTTTCTTTTATTACACCATTATCCCAAACCCACTCTTTTCCTTCCATAATTCCTTCTACGAAAGCGTCTGGAGCACTCGGGTCTGCTACAATGTCAGCTGCAGTTGCAAGATAAAAGTCATTTCCTACTCTTGCCTCACCACCACGACTTCTCTCTAATGAACCCATACCACGAGAAGAAACGCCTAACTTAGCGC